CTTTGACTGGTTTATCTTTGACTTCTTTGACTGGTTTATCTTTGACTTCTTTGACTGGTTTATCTTTGACTTCTTTGACTGGTTTATCTTTGACTTCTTCAATTATAGATTTATCAAGAATCATTTTATAATTTTGTATACGTTCATCTAAATACTTTTTGCTTCCTGCAAATGATGTCAGTTTATAATAACCATTTAACATATCTATTATTTTTGGCAATGATTCTAATTCATTCATCATTTGATTTTTAATTCGGGTTTCAGTATTTGTAATTTCATTTTCATAAACAAACTTATGTGTCATTGGACTACAAGTTTTTAATGCCATTGTATTTTGGTATTGAATCATTTCTAATTGTTCCCAAGTTTTCTGTGGTATAACCCAATCATGTGAAGGCGGGATGAACTTCAAAATTTGTGCCATTTTAAAGTAAACTATTAAAATATTTTACAATCAATTTTATATGTATCATATGAGTCAACTATGACATCTTTATATCATTTCACTATTTATTTAAAGCACTGACATGACTACTGACATAATATAAATATCCAAGACCAATATAGTATTCAACAATAACCCATAAGAAGATATCTTTATAAGTATTTCCAAATATCATAGTCGTTAAATCTAGGGCGGGTATATAAAGGAGGTTTTAAAAGCAGGTAAGGATATACATTGGTTTCAAGCCGTTGTAATAGTTTCGTTTCATGTGGAGGAAGGTCGCAAGATTTCATATCTTGAATGTATTTTTGTAGAATCATGCTCATATGATAATTATTGTATTTTAACTCTTGAATATCCTTATCCATAGGGTTAAAACTTTATATTAAGAGGTAGTTGTATCTTTAATTCTTCTTTCGGATATCTTAATATATTCGTGGTTGATATCAAATCCAATATATTGCCGATTTGCATGGATGCATGCAATGGCGGTTGTGCCACTTCCAATGAAGGGGTCCAGAACAATGGCATTCTCTTGTGTAAACAATCGTAAAAGATGTCCTATCAATTGTAGAGGTTTTACAGTTAGATGGGTATTGTAATCCTCTTTTTCAAGTTTGGTGGGTTTAGATATGAGAAACACTTTATCCATGGTTTCATCTATCGTATCCGTAGTAACAATGTTAGACGGGAAATAACCCTCTCCAGTTTTGACCGACGTATTCATAAGTCCTGTTCCGTACAGTTGAAAATTATCAATGTATCTACCTTCAATTGGCTTTACTGCAAAACAAATAGGTTCAATGGCAGGCTTCAATTGCGGAGTTTTCCAATTGTGACATGCTTCCTTTAAATCTTTTTTTTGTGTATCCGTTAATTTTTTGTCCTTGTCGATGATATGGTTTTGTGAAAAGGCTTTGACTTGTGATTGGGTGTATATCCATCCAAGCATATCCCTTATTTCAAATCCTGAATCTTCTACTGCCGTTGCCATAGCGTGATATAGCCGTGGACTACTAAAGGATATGAAGGCACCGCCTGGTTTCAGGATTCTAAATACTTCGCTGGAGACGTTAGTGTAGAACTCCTTGAACTGGGCGGATTGTTTACGGTCGAACTTCATGCCTTTAGGCAGATTTCCAACAACCACAGAAGAGCCCCTGCGGTCTAGTGTTTCCTTGTTCCAAGTATCACCAAGACCATGTAAAAAATACGGCGGGTCGGTGCATACCATATCGATGGAATTGGCAGGGAGGCTTTTCATTCTTTCAATACATTCTCCGTGAGATACGGTATTGAGTAATTCGTCCATATGATTGCCATATGAATCATTCTTTAAACGTTTATCATCCTTATATCAATTGGTAAACAGAAGAAATATTACCTTTTAACATATGTATTGAAATAACTTGTTAATACTCCTTGTATCAATGCGAATATAGACATTACTGCCACTATTTTTATAAAATCTTTTTTATTTGGTAGTTCGAATTTTGTTGTATTATTACTGAATCTACCAATGTTATAGTGAATCATATTCTCAAAAAGGTTGACGAATATATACACAAAAAAAGAGACAGCAATGATATGGAAGCTCGTGCCTGAAAGAATATACATTATATACAGGGTAGATTATTATGCATCAACATGGCAGAATGTATCCAATTGAAGTTGTTTATATTCTTTCCATCCAATGATTTTTGCCTCCTTAAATAGGGGCTTAGATTGTTCCGATACTTCATCCAAATGTTTCATTTCCTGTAGTTTACTGTCAATATAGATTTCTTTAAGTATTTTTCCAACTAAAAAACTGCCTTCGTGTTGGTCTACTTCTCCCTTTTCAATTTTGGAGAGTATATCCAACAATTGATACAAAATAGGCAAACTGATTTGGTCTTTGATTATCTTATTGTAAATGTCAAAAAAATGATAAAACAAAAAACTGCATTCTTTCATACATAACTCTTCAAATGCTGGTTTATTTTCTGCGAATAACCCAGCGTGTTCTTGTTTCAAACGTAAAAGAGTTTCAATACTAGTATAAATGTCTTTGCTTTGGCTCAGTTCACGTATCTGACTGGTTTGGTCATCTACCTTATGCGCCTCTATCATTTTTTTCAGTTGATACGTGTCGTGGTCGGTAAGCACCATACCTTATACATATATAAATCCTTTTATATTCTAATTATATGACAAACGGATACGCCAGAACAACATTAATATTTTTGACATAAATGTCATTTTCATCAACTATATCTTGTGTAATTCTTTATGAATTTCATTTTTAATGAATGCGAGTTCTTGATGATTCAAGTTATTTTTAACTAACTAAATTGAAATGCATTATTTAGTTCATATAAATGTGCAATATAGCTTGGATACAATCATGAGCGATCAACGCGATAAAGTGCCCGTGAAAGTTAAGTCTCTTGCTGAGTTATGCACATATGTTCTAGCAACACAATGGTTACTTGGCAATAGAGAGCTGAAGAGTGCTACACTTAACGCAAAAAGGGCTGTTGAACGTGACGCTAATCACCCAATTAGGTGTGAGTTCCTTGAAAATAAAATTACGGCAATGAAACAAGAACTTAAGAAACTAGAACAAGAGTTGTTTGATCTACATCAAGCACGCGTCACAGCTCCTCGTGAAATAGTTCTCGCAGTTAAAGAACGCGATGAGCTATATTTATCCGTCAAGTTTTTAGCGACAACCCCAGGTGTGCTGGCTGAAGCTGAAGCAATCTGTAAGGTTGCTGATAAAAAGCACCAACAGAATCTAGATGCACGTCAAGCTGCTAAAGAAAACCTCAACATTAAAGTCAGCGAATTCAAAGCATTTCAAACAGAGAATTCTAAGAGACGTGATTATCCTAAGAATTTCGCAGCTATTCTCGCAGCTATTCGCAATCAGACCGAGGTTTCGGCTGAAACAGAGAATTATAAGAGACGTGATTATCCTAAGAATCTCGCAGCTATTCGCGAGAACACCAAGGTTTCGGCTGAAGATAAACTCCAATTAATTCGTCAGTTCGAAGCAACAGTTGTTAACTCGGAATTAGAGGTTGAGAAACCACTAGCGTGTGATGACGTTGATGACGTTGTTTGGCTTGAAAATACAGAGTTATACTATAGAAATATTGTTGCAGCTCTTAAAGATTGCAAAAATAAAGCAAACGAACACCTCGAGAAGTGTATTATAATCGTAAATAAAGGCGTTCCATTCTCAAAGTTTGGAAGTAGTTGAAATGATTATGTACTTTCAAGTTTCGCAGTAGAGGTGATATACCTCCTCTATCATTTTTTAGCTGATTTGTGTTGGTAACTATATTAGAATATAAATCTTTTTATATTCTAATTGTATGGTACTTCCACCACAAAAACTAGTAGGAACCGGTAATCCTTATAAGGAAGTGCAAGCCCAACGTATACAACAGAACAACATCAACAATTATAAGGGAGGTACATCTGCAACTATAACTACTAAGGGTAATCCTGCAATAGCCACTGCAGCTACTACTGCTTTAAATGCTGGGGTTATTGCAAGTAATAAACGTGGAGGAACGCGAAAACGGCGTAAACGCCGACGAACACGTAAAAATATATAGTGTATTATATGGATTTTGTGCAACCACCTTCTGTACAACCTACATCTTATTTTTTTGTTAAATGTATTGTCATTGTATTGATTCTAGGATTTTTTCTGTATGAGTTCCGCCAACCACTACAAGATATATCTTCCTTTTTGAGTTCTCTACGACAAATTGTAGTGGCATTAATGTCACCGTCCATACCCCAAAAAACTGAAATAACTAAAACAACTGAAAAAATATCTGAAAAAATATCTAAAAAAATAGCTCAACCTCCCAAGTATAAACCAATACCTCAGCCGACAATTCCTGATACTCAAACCCCAAAACGATATTGTTATGTTGGAAATTGGAAAGGAGTACGTACATGTTATAAATTGACCAATCAGGTAGGATGTGCCTCTCAGCAATTGTATGATACAGAAGACCACTGTGAACATCCAGAATTAAGGTGAAACAAAATCCGTTATAAACTCATTGTTTTGTAATAATTTATAATTTGGATTTTTAATTTGAAAATACTTTTTAGCATTTTTATTAAACTCTATTAAGGATATTTCTATTCCTTCTTTAGATTGAATACCTCCTGAAAGAAGTGGAAATGTTATGCCTGTATTTGATTTATAATCTTCATTTTGAATCAATTCAACCTCATTTTGAATAGGAATAAAAATAAGTTCACTATTTGTAGGCAGTTTTGGTAATAACTGAATCAGCATCTGTTCAAACAATACAAGTAGAGCTGGTGTTAAAAATGATTTAAAATACAAAATGGATTGGTCATTCATCCCAATCAATAATCCAAATTTAAGCGAAGGTGTTCCTATATAAATACCCCAATCCTCAGGTTGAACAATTGCAAATTGCGGATAAAATACCATAGAACCATTGATATAGTATTGTTGTTTGGATATAATAGGCAATATTCCACTTCCCCAATAGGACGCATTCCCATTAGGAAATAAATCACTAATTTTATTGCTATAAGAACAAGATGTATTTTGAACGACTGTAATAAACTGTGCATTTTGTGGCTGCAATTTCCGTAAACCAAAATTGCCTAAAAACGGTAGTTGATTAAATATATTAAGGTCAAATACCTCCACTAAGTTTAATACCTTATAATTAATAGGATGTAGTTGTGTAACGGTCATATTTTTATCTTGTTCATACTGCCAGTTTTTATTATTTCCATTATAAACGTATCGCTTTTTATATTGAGATAACGGAACATCTTGAAGAACATTTGGATTTGGAAGATTATACACAGCACGTATGCGTGTTATTTCTTGTTGTAATTGATATAATGTAAAAGTAGGTAATGGATTATAGAGCTGTACTAATATATCATAAATATTCTGCGGGATATAATAGAATACTGACCCTATACGAATGTGTGTTTTGGGTATATTACGTGTAAAATTTGGGTTAGTCATTGTTGTAAATGCCGTAAGCTGATTACGATTGATTCTCTCTGTTAGTATACCAGGTCCATTGTTATCTTGGGTACGCTGTAGAACACGTTGTTTAAGTTTTGCTGAAAGCAAACATAGACCAGGTCCACATATGGATTCACGTCCACTTGATTGAGAACGACTCCATAATCGTGGAGGTTCATTACCATTAGCTGAAAATAAATCGTAAATTTTTAGTGAATCACATGCTTGTCTTAGTTTGGTCATATATATCCCATTTAAAAATATTTATTAAGGAAACTTAAGTGTCATTGTAATATCTCCATCCTTTACGATTTCATTTCCGTTTGTATGAATAACCTCCAATAGACTTATCAATTTACTTGGGTCGCCTAATGGAAGCACTGGGCTGGAAATCATCCATACCAAGGCTTCATTATCCGTTCCAGACATGGTATTGGAAAATATATAGTTATAACAACCATATATTTGTTTGAGATACTCGCACAAATTAAGACTGCTTGACGAATAGTTTACGTGAAGAATCGTGCCCTTGTGGTTTAGTACTTTAATAGTAATATACCTTTCTATCTGTGCTGTCATGTAATACATACGTTCGGGAATCTTCATGCTTACGGATTCAATCATAACTTCCCAGATACAAAATACTTGCGTATAGAACCTACGAACATACGTTATTTTGCCAAGAACATGAAGTAAAGAATGAAGTCCCTCTTCTGTCTGGCTTTCATGTGCATAAATAATAAGGTGAAGGGGGTCCATAGAATCTGTTGATATTATAATGAAGAGAACTATTTCAATTTTTAAGGCATATACTCTGGAGGATTTGCCATAAAGGGTTGTCCGCCTTCTCCTTGAAAATACCAACGCATGGATAAATACGAAGGGAAAATACTCAAGGCGTTGCCGGAGGTTTGTAATTTCAAGGAGGGTCCCTTATCTACCAAGGCTTGTATTTCTCCAGGTTGAAGTGCATGACTAAAATATTGCAAGGATGAAATGTAGCCATTAAATCCTCCATTCATGGCGACGTACACGTCTCCATAATTTTGTTTTGGAACATCGCTTAATACGTGGCGTTTTGCAATGGTTCCGTTCATGTAGACATCTAAGTTTTCTCCTTCAACACGCAATGCTACATGAAACCATTTATTCATAGGCAAATTAGGAACAATAACCCGTTCATTGATAGAAGAATAGGTATTCATAATAACAACAAGGTCATTGGTATTAGGCGCAATGTACAATCCAGGACCATTGTTGGGAAAATTGAGTCCAGCATCCGTTCCATCAAACTTAATATTATCATTTCCTTTATAAAAAATAGTTTTGTATTTACCCATACCATATTGAAGATCGGCAATATACAACCATACAGACCAACTAAAGGTGATACCTCCCGATTGGTCTTGAGAACGCTCAATTTGTATTGAGCCAGGCATACTTGCGTTCGTTGAAATGATACGTTGTTCCTCAGCATTTATCATTCCACTAATCAATACAGGGTCCGTCGTCGAGGATGCTGATGTAAAATATTTACTACCCATACTAAATAAAACAACCATTACAATGATTACCAATAAAACAAACCCTATTTTTACCACAATATTATCTGTAAATTCACTCATGCTATAGGATGAGATTATATTATGTATCATGAATCATGAAAAAACAATGGTATCTTTCATGAATGTTTGGATTTTTCATGGTCGTTGTTTAGCATATTGTCCACAAGGACCGCAGTGGATAAATCTATTTTACGATTTAGTTGGGCATCACTATGTTTAATTGACCATCTACCTAACGGTTTTGGTAATTCCTTCGCAAATATATTTTTTATCATGTTTATGAACTTCATACATTTATAATAAAAAGATATGTTTATATAGTAACACTTGCTACAGTATCATTTCCGCTCATAAAGTTCATCTGTATTTTATATTTAGAGATAAAAGACGCAAACATATTTCCTCCAGGACCTGAACGGTAGACATTCCACGCTTGTTGAGGGTTTAGTGCTGATGTCCAAAACTTAAAATTGGAAGTGCTTCCTGAAAACCCTCCTCTAGGATTTAAATAAATATTATCTTTTGGATTAATGGCTGGAACACCTGGCATGACACAAGTTCGTACTAGTTTTCCATTGATATAAATATCAAGAGACCTTCCATTTACACAAATAATAAGATTCGTCCACTGCTGAATAGGAACATTGTCTACACCACATTTAAAGGGAGTGCTTCCAGCGGCATTTCCGTTAGACATGGTACGTATAGAGACTTGAAGATTATTTTCTACTGCTCCTAAAGTTACTGCAGGACATCCTATAAATCCGCGCGAAAAGAGTATTTTTTCACTACCAAACTTATAGGACCAATCTTGGATATTAAACCAAATACTATAGGAGAAGTTAGTAGACCCCTCTTCATAATTTGGCAAGGTATCATACTTGATGACACTTGAGGTTTTACCGTCACTATATGCATTTAATGTTTTTTGATTTGTAAAAATACTAGAGATAACCGATACCAAAAATAAAAAGACAATGATGATGGATATAATAGTAAGGATACTCATTATAGTATTAGTTAAGAAAAGATAATCGTTGAATTTTTTCATAGCTCAATGCATCGGTAAATACCCTTACCTTGGAAATATCACCCACAATTCCATTGGTTTCTCCCATGGTTAGAGTTGAGGTTGTCAAGTAAGGTATCACATTTTCTTTGGTCTGAACTAATTTTCCATTATAAAAAATATCTACTACACCGTGGTCATATCCTATATAGATATGGAACCACATTTGTAATGGAACCTCTACATCACACATCACACGCACAGTGCCATCTTGTTGTTTCATAGTAATCCGTAACATATTTAAAGAGGCATTATATGCCACCCGAGGAACTTCTCCATAATTTAATACAGTAGTAAATATGCTTGAAGCTGCAGACCTATCCGGCGGTTGAGGTTCAAGCCGTAATGCAAAAGATAGTCCATAAAGATAACTAGACTGAGTGTTTATACTTCCAGTTAATGTTGATAAGGATAGACTATCTTCTTGAATAGAAGCACCTTGATTGATTTCAAGACGATATTTTTTATTTAACTTGAAAAGAATATATAACTCAATAAGTAGGGCGCCCCATACTACTGCAGAGGTTATCGCCATATCATGTCGCACCTGTGTCATTCCTGTAAGAATCCATATCCAAAAGAGTTGAATACGTGTTTGAAAAGATGGGGGTATATGTTTATATAAAAATAAAAGTCCGATAAATCCTATTCCGCCAAGAACAAGTCCTAATAGAGCATACCATATCCAAGGTTGCATAAAAAGGTTCCATACTAGCATCACAATTGTAAGTAGTAACCCAATACTAATACCTCCACCAATACAATAGATACCAAGTTGTTGTAATTGGCTTAAAGGTATCCCTTCATAAAAAAAATAACTACTTGCAAATAAGATACAAAGAAGACCCATCCATATGGTATGTAGAAGCGCGGTATTGACAGAATCTAATGAAAATGCCCGATATACAAAGAATGAGCCTACTGTTATTATGAGGTCTAGTATACCTATGGCTATTGCATTTGTGGTTACTATCTTATATAGATTCGGTGCAACCTGATAGAGCAAATACAAAAATAACGGAAATAATAAAAATACGCCTATGAGACTTAAGATGACTCTACTTTGTAGCAGTTTATCGGGAATGGATTGAAACCATGAAAGAATGGATTGAATGAATGAGGTAGATACAACCCATGTATAGATATAGTTTCCAAGATAGACTCCTGCCAATAGAATGGATAACATTCCATAATAAGATAATGTGCTCCATACACGAGGCAAGATACCTGTGAAATAAGATATCAGTGCAGCTAATCCAATAAAACTGACTTGTAAAATAACTGCTCCCGATTGTATATCAAAAAACGTAGTTTTCCCCAAATGTTGTTTATATACAATAGATATAAGGATAGAACCAAGTAAAATTGGCATCATAACCCATGCCCGATTTATAATAGTAGAGACAACCATGGTAAGTATATATCCTGAGTTTACCCAATCTATCCACATATATTAGAGGAATGAAAAAGATTTATTTATCTACAGTATATACAATCTTATTTGTTTTTAAACAAAAGAGTAAAAACTGAATATCTTTTTCAGGCAATTCTCCTAGTATTATCATTTGCATTTGTGAATGAGTTGTCACTTTCTCGCGCATCCATGTATCTACCTCTGTAAACTCGCCTCGACATTCAAAGCTATGATGAGGAACGGTAATTTCCATACGTACTGTAAATCCATTCATAATCACTATAGGTCGACGTTTTCTATAATGCAATCCAATCAATAAAAGCAACATAGCCTTACTAAAATCACGCGATATCATAGGTATATTCACATACAAGGGTCCTAACGAGGGGTCATTCAAATCTGAACTTCCATAATAGGCTTCTAAGTCATAAAACATTCCTAGAAACTTGGGCAACTGGTGCGTAACATACGACGTAAATAATTCACTAAACCCATGATGAGATAAAAAACGTGTTACATTAATGGGTAACAATAACCTGTGATGATATTTTTTCGGCAATACACTATATCTTATTGCCATGTTTTTAGGTAGTTTAGACAGCTCTTTAGGATATTCCAATAGTTCTGCTGGTTCTGTTCCGAGAGTAGGATTCATCCATTTATGTAGATTTAAATAGTCTTGTAAAATATCTACTACGGATTTCTTAGCATATTCCTGATAAAATCCATATTCTTGTTCTAGAGAAGGAACTGTTTTTCCTTGAGTATAATGAATCCAGAATATCTTTGTATCATAATGATAGAGTGAATAACGGGTCGTTTCTGATTCTAAAAGAGAAATTATGACGGCAGTTTGTTGTTTAAATATACTTTCCAACAATGGAACCATCTTATCTTTCACGGGAGCAATGTATGAAAAATCTTCTTTTAAGATAGAAGCCACTGTAGGATTCCCTCCGCGGTATCCTTGCCCTATGATATAGAATACAGAACGATGGGTAAGAACGTGAGGCGATTTATAACTGTCTACACTATCAAATGACGTAGACATCCAATAATAAAATTGGGTTAATAAATTAATTCGTTTGGTAGAGGTCTTAAATATAAAGGTTCCCCCTACTTTCAAATGACGCATTCCTATTACAAAAGAATTTGTCATCAATTCATCATCCTTGTTCTTTTTATTTTTTAAATCCATATTTAAACACCCCGTAATGATAAGGTCATACTGAATCGGAAGCTGAATGGTGTCTTTTAGAATATCGTGATAGTATAACGTATAGCCTGGAAGGTCATAAATAAACTTCATTCCGCCTTTCTCAGGACTTAAGGTAATTCCAGAACCCTTCGCCGTCTTCAAGTAGTACTGTAAATAATTATCATAATCACCCGGAGAGCAACAAATGTCCAACCACGTTTTAACCTTCTTTAAAATAGGATAAGCAGTAGCAATCTCATTGATTAAAAGGGCATATTCAAAGTTTGCTTTGGAAGTGCTCGATTCATATTCATATAAATATCCTAAGTGTTTCGCTCTTCCTAATTTATCTTTTATCTTTTCTAATTCAAGATACGACTTATTTTTAGATTGAATTAAATACTTTTCCATATACTATTCAAGTAATAAAAAATTAAAATGTGGAAACTAACTCTTTCCAATACTCTCATGATATGCCTTTTCTCTATTTGTGGGTATTTGGTGAAAACAAATTATACACATTCTACGTCATATTAAAAAAAACCGATCGTAATTTCTATATATACTGAATAGAGAAGAGGATGCAACACCATAAGTACTTCAGCAAACTACAGGGGTTAAACAATAACATTAGTCCTCAGGATATTGTCAACAGCGATAATGAGATACGTAAAATATTCAAGGGGGGTTATACCCTTCATTCGGACAATTGCAACAACGTATGTATTATGTATGGCGAGTATAATCTCACCATTATCTTTGATCATGCAAGAGAGAATAACACCTTGTTTTTTCAGCTTACACATGAGACTACAAGTGTAATTACAGTTATGAATGTAATGTGGAATCCCGTATCGGGTAAGTGGCAAGAGCGCTCTGGTATGAACATACATCATGCATATGCTGCATTGTTTCTTAATGAGATTTTGAGATGTATAAATCTCATGTAAATCTCAAACAACTATTTTTTAGAAGCGGGTCTATTAAATTAAAAAAGTGAAATGAATTACATTACTACAACAGAACAACCATCATGCAGCCATTTCACCTAAATACTACTCCTTTTAATATTAATAACAAGTCCAATATTCTACGCAGTTTATACCAACCTTTGCCCAAGTTTGTCCTACATAACGGACGACTAACAATATCCAGTGGTATAATTGAAATTTTGCTTACCCTTCAGGATAACACGTTGTGTTTTCAGCTTACAAATGATAACGTAGAGGTGGAACTATCGTGGAATGACGTGAGGGGTTTTTGGGAACAAACAACTCATCACGAGAAGCACTTTCCTGCTGAAATATTCCTTAATAGCTTTTGGAGAAACGTCAGGTACGCATTGCGTTAAATCTCAAACATAAACATAGGGTCTATTGAATAAAAAATTGATGTATATATAAACAGTGTAAACAGTCAGCATCATGGTAACCACACCAGAGATACAGGCACGTGTAGATACTACACCTGCAGCTATTTTCTGCAACTTGACTGAACTTCTTTATGCATATGGCAAACAAAAACCCCTTATTAGATATGACGGAGGACTACATGTAGTATATAGAACAATTTATATCAAACTTATTCATAAACGAAGTAGATTATTGTTTGCACTTATACATGAGGGGGTATCCTTGGAACTAACATGGAATAAAGGCATGTCTCTGTGGGAACTAACCGACGCAGATTTTCATAATCACCTGCCTGCAGTCACCTTTCTGAATGCATTTTGGCGCAAGGTAATTGCTGTATTGAATTAACATTATATACTATTTTTTTCTATCGTTTTGAATAAAAATTGAAACACATTTTCTACTATATAAGTAAGTGATATACTACACAATGTCGGGTACATTTGGTCTAGAGGTTCGTCGTGCGGGTCAAGCTACTGCTGACGAGGTTTTAACACCTCTGATTATGAAAGTAGTTGAATGTCACAAGAACCTGGGTTATTATAGACCTCTAAACATTGAACGAAATGGCAACGAGGTAGCCTTTACCAAGCCTGATAGTAGGTATGATTATAAGGTTATAGTTACCCTTACAGATGAGTTTCGTCTGATGTTTAGGCTTATTCATAAACATCAGACGTTGGACGTTAAGCTTGTGAATGGGAAACCGCATGGAAACTTCTTTGAACTGGAGGTTGAAACTACCCTTGAAAACGCGGATTCTATCGGTTTTCTGAATAGCATTTTGACTTGTTTCAATATGGTTGTTTAAGCATAAAAAATATTTTTTAGAATCATAGGTTTTATTCATAACTTCATGCTATAGCGTATCAATTACTTATATCCATAATTACCGGTAAATGATCAGAGGCATCTGTGTATAATATTTGTGGAGTTATATTCATTATATTTTTTGTAAATATATAATCCGTTTGCATTTTGCTCCACACTGTTATGTTTATATGTAAAGAATCTGTTGCAGATTTAAAGTTTTCTTTATATAACATACTGATAACATTATTATTCAAAGTATAGCGATTATTATTAAATACAAACTTTAATATATCTTTTTTATCATCCTTATCCTCGTATTGATGTATATCTGTGGTATTAAAATCTCCTAATATTATTATTTTTTTATTTTTATATTTGTTATGATTTAATAAATGAATAATATGTTTTATTTGTTTTTTTCTTTCTTGTTCAGAACAAACATCTAAATGAACACAAATAATGATGTAATTTAAATATTCAAGTAAAATATAACACCTCGTTTCTTTGGTCCCTGTTGTTGTGCCACTCACAAAACATGTTTTTTCGCTTTTATCAAATGTAAAGTTTGTAGGAGTTATTTGGTCTATGTATTTTTGTTTAATGCATATCATATTTCCATATATACCACCAAACCATGTAGGTAATGTGTTACAAAACAGTGTATAATATCCCATAGTATGTAACGTTTGTATAACATGTTCAGTATTGATTATGTTATTAGCTACCTTATATTTAATTCCAAAAATAACTTCTTGAAGACATAATATATCTGCATTGATATATTTTATATCACTTATAATTTTTTTCAATGTATTATTGTCGAAGGCATCTGTCCAATAACGTATGTTGTATGTAGCAACTCTTAAATCATCTTTTTTCTTATGATTTAAAAAATATTGTTTTGAATGAATAAACTCTATATACTGTTGTTTTAGTACACTCATATATAATGAGTATACTAAAATAAGAAAGGGCATATTGCATCTTCAAGGACTGAACCTAGGAAGACTTCTCTTTTATAATACGAAATGGATTCGTGTAGACTTCAAATTAAAAATTCTCAATCGTTGTTTTTTTACCGTGGCAATTTCTACACAAGGCAATTAAATTAGAAATATGATTAGACCCACCGTCAGCAAGTCGTGTTTTATGGTCAATTTCATACCAAGCATCCAACTGTATCTGACATGTTCCACATTTCCAACTTTGAGAAGCCGCTACATACTTCTTTTTGGTTCCACTTACACACCGACTTGTTGCTTTAGTGCCCGAGGTCATCATGCGCTGCTGAGGTGGTAAATAAATAGGTTTATTCACTTTCAACATATCTTTTACACTACTATTCATCGGCATGTAATGTATTATCCCTTGCAAATGCTCTAACATATTTCGGGATTCCAACGGGTTTTGTTTAAAAAACCAATATAAAGAAAACAAGCCAAACACAATCCCTGCTGTTTTTGCATACTTTTTATAGCTGTACAGTTTTTTAGTATAGATTCCGTCCTTCATTGTATCCATAATAAAAAAGGCAACGGAGCCTATCAATAGTAATTCTAATTTCATATAAATTATACAATGATATATAATAAATTGAAATACTTCTATTTTATATTTGTACACTACAATGAACTTTTTACAATATCCACGATATGAGCACGATTATCATATTACACGATGTAGTCAACGGTATGGTTGTTGCATGTATGCCGTAAATCTACAACTATATCCTTATGGAGAATGCACGAATAAGAGATGTGAACGTAAAGAAGCACATGCCTTTACAAACACCTGTTATAGTGCCTCTCCACGCCTTCTATGCGGTAGTATCTTGGGACATCTACGACCAAGTAATGAATGGTATGTATCCTATGAGCATGGCTTATTCAAAATGAATTATATCTTTATCAATAAGTTATGTCAACAAGAAATGAATCAAATAGACATGCTTACGTACCGTGGGGCATTACGACGTGTATGGAGGTCTCCTATCTATATTGTCTGTATGTCAAGACCCTTGTATACTCCTACACCATGCAGATATTGTTTTACAAGAAGTAAAACTACGTATAAAGAAGACATGATAGCTACTGCTACTACAATTGTTCATAACTATTGGAAAGGAACTCCTCTGCCCTTTCTTTCAAGTAATAAAATGAATAATATACTTGCAACTCTACCTGCACGGTCGGCTGTTGTGCTTTTAAAAAAATCATATGTTCTTCTAAAAATTGCTTATTTTGCACAACAACAAATCCTTAAGGCTTATTCATGTAGAGTCCTTTACTCTGTTGTACCCGAAGATATCTATAAGTACATTATTTCCTATTTAATTCCTCACAATACATTTCATAAAGAATTAAAACGATTTCATCTTATTCACCGATGTCTAGAGCAAGCACAACAACCTCAGGTGTATCCATGGAGGTTTTATTCTCTATCCTAGATTTTTATAAAAATTAAGATAACTACGTAGAGATTCGTAAACGGGGTCTCTTTGCAGGGTGTGTTTCAGTGTCTGAGTCACGAAGACTGCGCAGAATTGCAGGTCCTCTGCATTCTTTGCACCTGCTTCGTCGGCGTTGGTGCTCACAGATAGAACCTCCTCCGCATTCTTTGCACCTGCTTCGTAGGAATTGGTGCTCACAGATAGAACCTCCTCTGCATTCTTTGCACCTGCTTCGTCGGCGTTGGTGCTCACAGATAGAACCTCCTCCGCATTCTTTGCACTGGCTTCGTTGGCGTTTGTGCTCACAGATAGAACCTCCTCCGCAGTCTTTGCAACTGCTTCGTCGGCGCTTATGCTCGCATAAGTTGCGCTTTATGGGCGCCATAGCGCCAATCATGTCACATTATTTACTATATGAAAAAAGATTTCAATTTTTAATGGTCAAGTACGTTTAAAAAATATTCATACATAAATATGTAAAACTCAGTATGTTTCCCACTGTTCATTGCAGTCCCAGTCGCGATCCTTACGTTTATCATTACGTTTAATATCGCGAACACAAATAGGGCATAGCTCAGCCCGTCTCACAAAGCATTCGTCGCATAGGATACAGTTGCACATGTCCATAACCTTCTTACCATCTTTTTTGCAGAAAATACACTGCTTTTTTTCGGACTCCATCTTTAAGTTGTATTCATCATTCTATTTTAAATCAATTTTATGTAAAAAGAGTATTTATAAAAAACGGATACTGAAACATTTGGCATTTGACCTCTATGCAATCATTAAAAATATAACTATACTATATGAAATTACCTTGTATAATTAAACCTATATTATTTTTATTTTTCATTTTTTTGTTAATTATGTTGTTTGGAATGAAAATAAATGTATTATTTGGTGGACATACAAATTGCTTTATTTGCACAAAAATAAATTATAATGGGTTTTTAACAAATTGGACTGTATCCCATTTTATTGTATTTGCTATTGCAGGATATTTATGTCCAACCTATAGTTATACAATTTTTGCTATTGGGATTTTGTGGGAATTACTTGAATTATTTTTAGAATACAATTCAAGAACAAACAATAAAGGATTTATATGTAAAAACCTTATGCATTCTCATTGTGATACTAAAACAACATCAAAAAAAGATTTCTGGGAACATTATATAGGATATGATGATAAAAAAATGCGTTTATATTGGACTAGCGGAGGTTTAAATGGAGCTCTTTTAGATATTTTATTTGATGGCATAGGAATTTATGTAGGGAGATATTTAGCAACTGTATAATTGCACAATCCGATTGTAAAAGGGTGCATCATGCATATATATTCTATGTTGTTTTCACTACATATTTTACTATTATATAATAGTAGTATATGGTATGAAAACATGGTTACTGTTACAGATGGAAGACCGAAAGGCAATGCCTTTTAGCAAGTTTCTTCAATACAATAAACAAATATGTAGTGAAAACCATATAAAATACGTGTTCCTTGAAAAATCGAGGTTTCATGCACCTCCTTATTGGCAAAAAATATTTGAGCTGGAACAATGTATGAAAAACAACCCCACGTTTGAGTATATTATGTGGTTAGATAGTGATGCGTTTTTATACAAGTTCTCTGTATTTAAAATGCAACATTTTTTGGAGAAACATCAAGATAGTTCCATGATGATTACTAGAGATATGCCTCCATGGTCGTCCCAATTTAATGCTGGAGCATTTATTGTGAAAAACAATACGATAGGTAGAACTATCATAAAAGAGTGGATAGCAACCTATAATCCAAATAACTGGACGTATCATGATTCAAAATGGACAACTGAATCCAAATGGGCAGGGAAAGATTATGAACAAGGCGCATTTGTGAAATATATACTACCAAAGTATAGGAAACATATTGTTAGTGTGCATTATTCTTTTCTAAATAATCACTTATGTAACCTAAATACAACAATATCCGTTCATTTGGCAGGTAGACATAAACGAAACAAGTCGCGGGTGAACCAATGCATTCGAACATTTACGAGAAAACGATTTAAAAAGAAGTTATAAGAAATATGGTTTAATTATATTTTTTATCTTTTAACTCGGTGTCTTTCATATCCTTATAGTCGTGTATTTGAAAATATTTTCGTGTTCTAATATTCTTAAATTTTTTGGAAGCACTATCTCCTCTTGTCATTTTAACCTTGTTATAAAACTCCCACGACTGAATCCGGTAATGATTCAGATGTAAATAATGTGTTTCTAAAGATGTTTCATCTATTAAGGTAAACCATGTATCATCATAATCCTTATTGTTTGGAAAAGCTTGGTGTAAATCAGTGACAACAGAGCTGTGTATATTAATCTTTTGGAGATGTGAACCTCGGCTAATTGTTTTGAGGTTAGTGAGACGTTCCGGTTGATTGGTATGTGTTTCAATTTCAGCGAACTTTTTTCGGTGAACAAAATTTTGTATGACACGAACAGGCTGTTTTTTAAATCCAGACGAGCCAAATAATTTCCATGGAATTTGTATTTTATAAATATCTTTATCAACAGTAGCTAGGTACTCTTTGATGGTATTAAACCCATTACGCGCATAAATAAACTCGTCCAAGTCTACCACAATGACCCAGTCAAACTTCTTGGCTTCAGATAACCATCGGTTGTAGAGTTCAACCTGAGCATTTTTCTTTTTACTTTTTTTCAGGAATACTTGATTCGACTGCAAATAAGGTTCAAGTATAGGGTAGTAATTGTCGGTGCTATCGTTGTCAATCAACAAAAAGGTGTCCACACCTTCACGTAAATAATGTTCTAGCCACTCTTTCAGCACGTGACTTTCATTTTTAAACATGGCCACCACCACAATCTTCATTAAATATATAGTAGATTAAAATGTTTAGTTCTAATGTAAAGTAATAAAATTGAACCTATACAATATATAAAGGTATACTATAAAAGTATACTATGATGCGCGATACTATGATGCGCGTGTTGCTGTTTTTACTATTTGTATGGCACAAAGAATTCAAGACAGTAGTAGAACAGGGACTATATTGCGGAGGAACAATTCTCACAAAAAAAGCCAAAAGTGTGTTTATTTACAAATATAGCACACGTCCATGCATGGCATGTATTCATGCCCATGAACATTTGACAAATGAAAACCGTAAAATATATGAAGCCATTTCTATTCCTGACCCCGTGGATCTTGTCATGAGAACTAAGAACAGTTGTGCAGTGTGGAGTAAAGTTAATCAATAAAAATTGAAGATAAACAGGTTACATGTAACTAGGCAAGATGGACATTGAAGACGATTCTCATGGCGGACCGCGCAACGTAACGCGGTTTTTCTGGCAATTTGTAGGAGATGTTCTCATTGACCCAAATTATCGCACATTACCTCCGTATTTAACTATGGAAAAGATTGTGCAATCGCGCCAGAGTATAATGATAGATTTTAGTATATTTGACATAAATCCTAAAGTCTTATTTGAATTTGACACCAAATACAATGGAACCTATGATTCAAACTATTTAATATTTGATACTGTTCATGACATGATATATATGTTACGAGATTTATTTGTATTCATTCAAGATGGTCGTGGACAAACCTTAACTATACTGATTCAACACATCACGGAGTGGATTGAAATGGATAGTCTAGAAAGTATCATGCAAAGCACTAGTATTTCATAAAAGGTAGCTTAATAGTTTGAATGGACAACTTGTTACGTGAAAGATGATAAATGAATGCCAGAATCATAAGAATAAACAATGTAATCACCAAGCTATACTTATTTTTTAAATATGTCTGAATGCGGGTATGTTTTGACGTGTAGAGTTCATTCATCTTTGTATAATGTTCGGACAACGTGAATTGTGGTTTATCTAACATCCGGTTGATATGATTGTGTATAAAATGCATCCATTTTATAAAATCTTCTTTGGTATCCAAATAAGGTTCTACTGGAAATTGCTCGGTAAGTTTAATAAATTGACTTGCCATCTGTTTATTGGGTATCATATCTGGAAGATGTTGTATGAAACGATAATGTATTTTACGTTGCATAGCTGTAGGATAGGTAGGATAATTGAATGCCATGGTATGGAGAAAAAACCAATAGTGTGGTCCCCAAAGAGTTGGATCCATATTTACTATTTACATATAAAAACATTACATGTCTACACTATAATGTCGTATTGCAATAATTGTGGGAAATCATGGCATACCTATAAATATTGTAAACTTCCTATTACCAGCATTGGGGTTATTTTAGTAAGGTACAATCAAGGCATTTGCGAATATTTGTTAATTTGTCGAAAAAAATCATTGGGATATGTTGATTTTTTAAGAGGAAGATATACAGTGCATTCTCATGCATACATTTTAAATCTATTGGATGAAATGACCCTCTGTGAAAAACACGATTTACTTACATGCGAGTTTGATGACTTATGGAGAAAATTATGGGGAATAACTACGGATTCTTTTGTTCATGAAGAATGTTCTTCAAGAGATAAGTTTAACCAACTTCGTAAACAGGTTCTTCCACAACTGATTCATGAAAGCACCACTTCTTGGACTACGCCTGAATGGGGATTTCCTAAAGGACGTAGAAATGTAGGCGAAAATGATGTCATGTGTGCATTGCGCGAGTTTCAAGAAGAAACCGGATATGACATGAATAGCATTGACTTAATCAAAAATATTATCCCGTATGAAGAGACCTTTATTGGGTCAAACTATAAAAAATATAGACATAAATATTTTGTAGCTTTTATACCGTATCATGTCCAACCAACTCAGCCCTTTCAAGAACACGAAGTTAGTGATATGAAATGGCTTACCTTGGAACAAGCCTTGGAACAAATTCGTCCTTACAATACGGAAAAGAAAGAAACATTAGAACAGGTAGACCGTATGTTACAGTCCTATATACTTGTATAAATACGATACTCTTGTATGAATAATATATTCAAGTAATACATGTCAGAGAATACATTACTTGAATTAGAAGCCACGCATCGTGATACTATTCTTCGTCGCCCTTATTTATATCCACAGCATGATGATGCCCAATTTAACATATCCATTTCTGAAAAGAAAGAGTTTCAAGATACACAATACAACGGTTCTATCTATCCTGTGAAAGAACGGGCGGAAGAGTTATGTAATGCGAAATTAGAATTGGCACCTTATCAAATGTTTGTTCGTAATTTTTTATCCAATCAAACTCCTTACAATGGCTTGTTGTTGTATCACGGAGTAGGCACAGGTAAAACATGTTCGGCGATTACCATGTGTGAAGAATATAGAGATTACATGAAACAATTACGTATTTCAAAAAAAATTCTTATTGTTGCCAATGTAAATGTTCAAGAAAACTACCGCACACAATTGTTTGACGAAACCAAATTGGTATTGGTGAATGATGTATGGACCATGCCTACTGGATGCATCGGGGATAAGTTCTTGCGCGAAATTAACCCCATGAGTATGTCTGGTATACCTCGTCAAGTTATGGTTCGTAAGATTAAAACATTAATCAAAAATTCATATGAGTTTATTGCCTATACCAGCTTTGGCACAAAGCTACAAGCAGATTTAGACCGTTCTGACGAATTGCAGTCTACGCGCATCATCGAATTAGAATACCGCAATCGTTTCATTGTCATCGATGAAGTTCAAAACATCAAGAACCGCGAGGATCCAGGACAATATGAACGCACTGCCAACAGTATCCTTCGGGTTACACGTATGACCACGATGAAATTGTTGTTGTTGTCGGCTACACCCATGTATAACTCTCCCGACGAAATCATATGGATTTTGAATATTCTAAATCAAAATGATAAACGAGCCATTCTAGATAAATCCGATATATTTGATAGTAATAACAACTTAAAGGTAGAACATGGAAAAGAAATTGGAAAAGAATTACTCATTCGTAAAGCAACCGGTTATATATCCTACGTACGCGGTGAAAATCCATATACATTCCCCTATCGCATTTATCCAAGTATTTTTGCAAAACACAATGACATTCATTCTATAGAATATCCTCGGTTTGAACCCCACGGCATAAAAATAATGGCGCCTATTCAGCATCTAAGTCTGTATTTAGTTAAAATGAAAGAATACCAGAGAGCAAAGTATCTAGAGTATGTAAAGAACTTAAAAAGCATTACCATTACGGATATAGGTGTTCCTATTCAATTGTTGAACATCGTCTATCCGGAGTTATACGACAACACGTCGATTCATGACTTGAATGGTGAACAAGGATTATTAAATACCATGATAGTAGATGTTCGTAATGGTCGGCAGTTTTATAGCTATAAACCAGCCATTCTACGCAAATATGGCGAAATATTTTCACCTTCTAAAATAGCCAGATATAGCACTAAAATTAGCACCATTTGTGACCATGTTCGTAATTCTAAAGGAATTGTTCTTATTTATTCTCGATACATTGGTTCTGGATGTATTCCTATGGCGTTTGCATTAGAATCCATGGGATTTACACGCTACAAAGATACTCCCCTTTTAGACCATAAACATCCTAAAATTGGAGCATTAACGATGAAAGAAGATGACCTACCAAGTGCGAAATATTTATTGATTTGTGGTATAAAAGAGTTATCAACAGAACGTTTGTCGGATATTAAAGAGTTAACGGATGTTGAAAATAAATATGGTGCTAACATTAAAGTAGTTATCATTACTGCTACTGCAGCAGAGGGAATTGACCTTAAGAATATACGACAGATTCATATTATGGACCCTTGGCATCATTTAAATAGAATTGAACAAACCATTGGTCGTGGGATTCGTGAATGTAGTCATAAAAACTTACCATTTGAAGAACGAAATTGTGAAATCTATTTGTATGCTACTGACAATGGCACCTCACGTGAATCGATGGATTTATACATGTATAGAAACTCCGAGTTAAAAGCAATTCAGATTGGCAAAGTATCACGTGTCCTTAAGGAGACGGCTGTGGATTGTTTGTTGAATCATGAACAGTTAAACTTTACAGAGAAGAACCTAGACCAAACTGTTACACAAACACTTTCTTCAGGTATGACCATTAAGTATGACATTGGGGATAAAGCCTATACTTACAATTGTGATTATATGGCAGATTGTATTTACTCTTGTACTCCGAACAAGGCACTTACAGACCCTACCTTAGATACCTATACGGACGCCTTCATAGTAATGAATATGACCAAATTACTTGAAAAAATAAAAGAATTATTTAAAATAAATTATGTGTATAAAAAAGACGACCTTTTTCGTGCCTTGAACTTAATACGCAAGTATCCTACTTCACAAGTCTATGCTGCCTTAGACCAATTGTTAAATGACCACAATGAGTATCTCTATGACACGTGCAATCGTAAAGGACACCTCATTAACATTGGCGAGTATTACATGTACAATCCAATCGAATTACCGAATGACAATTTAACCATGTTTGAACGAAAAGTACCCATAGATTATAAACGCCGCTCTGTTTCCATATCGATTCCTTCTAAAATTATGACCTTAGATATAAAAACAACCGAGGTTCATCCTATTTTGGATGAATTAGAAAAGAAATATAAAGTAGCGATTCAAGAATCCGAAGATGTAGTTCGTGGAATTAAAGACTGGTATAAACTTGCCAGTGTTGCCATTACAAATGTAGCCAAACATGAAAAAGTTTCAAGGTCAGTCCTATTTCCTTACATTATTCATCATATCCTGGAAGAATTAGACCTAGAACAATGTATTCTACTTTTAAATCAAGTCTATCTAAATGAACTCAATGAATTCTCCACAAAAATAAAAGAGTATTTTGATGAAAAACAAATTCAAACGGGGTATTCTACCTGCATTGTCCTATGGAATGTCAAAGACCTTGCACGTTTTGTATTGACAGCGGATGGATGGATTCCTTCTTCTCCTCAAGACGATATTCAAATCAATCAAGTACTAGCAACACGCATCTACCCCCTAGAATCTTTCGGTAAAATTGTAGGGGGTATCGTTAATATCAAACAAGACCGATTGTTCAAGTTTACAAATACAGATATTGAAGGACTTAAAGGAAACTGTTGTTACCAATCTGCCAAAGATGATATTTTAGAGCGTATCAATAAAGTACAAGGATATAAGTATACCAAAGAAAATACAAAGGGAATCAATACCATTCAGCTGTGCATTGAACAAGAACTTTATTTGAGGTATTACAATCGTAAAGATAAGATTTTATGGTTGGACCCTGTAGAAGCTATTTTAAACAATCAAAATGTAATAAAATTGATTTAAACGACATTAAAGTAACTATACCATACATGGACGCCGTCTACACTCCTTCGCGATTGCATAAAAAAGTAATCCTATCTATTCAACATGTTCAAAAAAATATGACCCCTATATTACACGACCTTCTTAAAAAGATGGAGGGACAATGCTGCGAGGAAGGGTTTGTAGAACCCGATTCTGTTCAAATAGATTCTTATTCTGCAGGAACAATTCAAGGCTCCAGCATTATCTTTGACGTCATCATTCAATGCAACCTAGCCTATCCATCTGCAGGACAACTCTATGAAGCTAAAGTAGAGAATGTTACCAAAGCAGGTGTCAAATGTCGATTGGACCGTTCCGTATCTCCCTTTGTCATTTTCATTGCACGCGACCATCATTATAATCATGAAAGGTTTGCCGATGTGAAGGAGGGAGACATTCTTATTATCAAAGTTATCGGACAACGATTTGTTCTTCACGATGAAAATATTGGAGTCATTGCTACCTTACAAGAACTAAAGACATCTAAAAAGGATTTAAAACCCTAGTTATATCTAGTTCATATGGATCTTTCAAAGATAAAAGATAAGATTGAAGCTTATCCTAAGAATTATCAAGTTGAAATTGGAAAGCTATTGCTTGAACATAAAATTAATTTAAATGAAAATCAAAATGGAATGTTTGTAAATCTAAGTCAATTGTCTGAAGATATACTTAATAAAATAGTAGCCTTCATGAATTATGCAGATGCACAAGAAATGACCCTGAACACCGTTGAACATACAAAGGACGGGCTTAAAGATATCTATTTCAATAATTATAATGATTGAGCGTCTATCAAGATTTGTTTTGAATGAAACGAATATTGAATTAAATTGTATTTTTTTACATGACAAACCTGTTTTGCCCAAAAAGGATCCTCCAACCACAAGTTTGTTTTGGTGTATCTATCAATTGGTGCATCCTTACAGTATCAACCCCGGATTTCAAGAAGAACAATCCTTTAAGTTTTCATCCATTGAACGCATGCGCACCACCTATAAACAATACCGTTTAAAAATCAATGATCTAGAACAGTCTATGCTTTCAGTGCCAAATCGTGAATGTATTGAACTCTTATGTGCTCTCTATCAGTTGAATGTAGTTGTTGTATATGAAACCTATTATTATGAATATACAGGACACGGTGAAGGTCCGCTGCATTACATTTATAAACCAGGCGATTATTACATTGGGGACCCCGTAGATTTGAGTAAGAAATTATCCGTCGACCCTATGAAACCTCTCTATGCCGTGTCTCATTATACTCTAGCCGACTTGAAAGAGATGGGCGAAAAATTGGGTATTGCAGGTACAACTAAACTAGATATCTATGGTAAAATAAAAACACATCTACTTTAATTGTATAAAATTGATTTAATATTAATTTGTATATACTATATATCATGACGTTTACGGAGATTATTCAATCCTATCTCAAGGAGAAGGAGAAGCACAAACAATGTGAATTAGAAGTACGATTTGGACGAAATCCGCCCAAGCCGATGCGATTTAAACCATTGTCGAGAATTGATTATAATCATGTGATACAGCATTTGCTATCTGTGGGATTTACCTGCACAAGTATGCAGGGTGAAGATTTACTGCGTATTGGGGTTCAGGGATACAGAAACATTCGTGTAGAAATGGAAGGTATAGATACTATACAGCGTTATTGTAAAAATAATGAGTTACATACTCAAAAGTTTATTATGAAAGAGCCCATCACGCGAATGGATGTTCCCGAATATAGATTACAAGCATCTCTTAGTGAAGAACGCCCTTTAGATAGCAAAAGCCCTGAAGTGAAAGCAATCACGAGTGAATGGGATAAGGTTCGTAAATCATTTCGATATATCAATCGTATTCGTTTACAAAAAGACGGTAACCCCCTGTATGTAGACTGCAGTATTGTAAAAATGTCTTCTCAAAAAGATTTTCGCACGGTCTATACTTCGTCAATTCAAGAATCCAATGTATTTTCTAATCCTGAAGCCTATGAAATAGAAGTAGAAGTGGACCCTAAATCAGATTCTTTGCCCGACATCAAACGTCAATTGAATGAAGTCATTAAATATGTATTGGGAGGATTACAACAATCCATGTTTCCTATTTCGTATGTAGAAATGGAAACCATACGCCAAGAGTATTTAGACGTGATTGGTGATAAAAAACGACGATTCATTGGACCAAGTCAAGTCACACTCCAGCTTAGCAATCTATTGGAAAATACGGGCGAAATTAGTGTGAGACAAAACTATACCGTCACCGCCAAAGCAGATGGTGAGCGAAAATTATTATACCTATCTTCTAGCGGCAGAGCATATTTTATTAAATCATCCAATTTATTGATAGAGTTTACGGGCATGCTCACGGAAGTGAAAGAGTTGTTCTTTACAATTGCGGATGGAGAACATATTCTACATGACAAGCATGGACAATTCTTGAACTTATATGCCATGTTTGATATTTACTTTATTCAAAAAGTAGATGTTCGTTCACACGAGTTCATTAATACAAGCCGTAAATCCGGAACGTTTCGCCATCAACAATTGACTGAGTTCTTTAAGAAGTTGAAGCCTACTTCTGTAGTCAAAACCTCTAAACCCCTTTTAAAACTGCAAGTAAAAGAGTTTTTTCCTACGAGCGACTTTGTAAATATCTTTCAAGTGTGTAATGATGTATTGAATCGCTCTATGGACTATATATACAATACGGATGGTCTTATTTTCACTCCAACCAATTATGGCGTAGGTAAATCTCCAAAGAAAAGTGAGGGGTCACGATGGGACATGAACTTTAAATGGAAACCATCCCAGTTTAACACGGTAGACTTCTTGATAGAAGTTGAAAAAGTGGATGGTAAAGAAAAGATTGTCAACAGTTTTGCTATGGACGATTCCTATAAAACATTATTGCTTAAAGTTGGATTTAATCCTAAAGACGGTATGATGAACCCATGTCAATACATGCTTGACGATACAGTTCCAATGTCTACAGAGGAGACATACAAGGCAGTGCAATTCTTTCCGTCGGATGGTTCGCCCGGTCAAGTATGTAAAATCCCTTTGCGTCGTGATAAAAACAACGAGTATCAAATGTTCACCGAATCCAATGAAGTATTTCACGATAATATGGTGATTGAGTTTAGATACGATGAAGTATGGATTCCCTTGAGAGTTCGATGGGATAAAACCGTGCAATTGTTAGAGTCCGTGCCAGGGACCGTTACTTTTGGAAATGACTATAAAACAGCAGATTCCAACTGGAATAGCATTCATCATCCCGTCGATGAGCGGATGTTACGGACAGGACAAAATATACCGGAAATGACAGATACATCCGAGACCTATTATGTAGAGACCGGTCGTAAAAAGAGAGGAGCCCTTCAAGCATTTCACAATTTATTTGTAAAAAAAATACTGATTACTTCCGTCACTAAAGTGGGAGATACTCTCATCGACCTTTCCGTTGGAAAGGGTGGTGACCTCAATAAATGGTTACATGCTAAACCATCCTTTGTCTTTGGAATTGACCTTTCACGTGAAGGTATTGAAGGGTTTACAGACGGCGCATGTAAACGATACATGGAAGAAAAGATAAAGTCCATTGTCCCCATCTTTGATGCCCTTTTCGTTGTAGGCGATAGTTCTAAGAATCTTCGTTCGGGCGATGCCGTTGAAGATAAATATCGTTCAACTCTTCGCGCCATCTTTGGAGAAGGGACAAAAACTACATTACCCAAGGGTGTGCTAAAACATTACGGTGTAGGAGAACACGGATTTCAAGTAACCAGTATGCAATTTGCAATGCATTATATGTTTGAATCTATCGAAAAACTGCGCGGGTTTATTCGTAATCTGTGCGAATGCACCCGAGTTGGAGGATATTTTATCGGGACCTGTTATGACGGTAATAGAGTCTTTAAACTACTTGAAAGTAAAAAAATGGATGATCGTGTTTACTTTGGAGAAGAAGATACCATATGTGAAATTATTAAGTTATATGCAGAAACAGAGTTTAAAGCCGATGAGACCTCTCTTGGATATAAAATAAATGTATTTCAATCTACCATCGGACAATACATTCAAGAATATTTAGTGAACTTTGAATACTTTCAACGATTGATGGAAAATTATGGGTTTATTGTATTGCCTGAAGAAGAAGCACGTGAGATGGGGTTAACTGTAGGATTTGCAGGGTTTAGCGAAATGTTTCACTTGATGAAACATCAGATAGAAACGGGCGTTGCCCATGCAAGTGACTTTGGTCAAGCACCTTCCATCAACAGTGAAGAGAGACGCCTCTCCTTCTTAAACAACTACTTTATATTCAAAAAAATACGTGAAGTTGACTCCACCATTGGACAAGCTCAAAAAGCCGTAAAAGTAAAAAAAGGTAAAAAAATTACAATTGCTTAATCTCCTTCAATGAAATACACGGAAAATGAACATGACTTTCCCATAGATACGTACAATAGGACCATTCCAACGAAAAATCATTGGAATACCATTTATCCTTTATTTTTTTTTGAACCTCTTTAGGAAGATATCCCAAATAGGCTCGCGGCATAACATAGGCTAATAATTGTGAAGGTGTCAATGGACTGGATAGAGAATACACCATCTTTATATCTACAAAATAAGTAGATATATCTTTAAGAAGTGGGGCATAATTATAAGAATAATACATATCCCAATGCTTACACCCCAACGTATAATAGTCCATATTCCATGCCATCATCTCTAGGTATTGATGAACTACCTTCTTTTTAAACTCAGGAGTTGGTTCACTATAAAATAACCGATGATAATATCTATCTTCCCAATAAGCTTCGTAGGGATTAATGTAGATTTCAACCTCTCGCCTTCTTCTAGGAATGTCTTGTATATCTGTGCCAGGCTTCTTACGTATCTTGTCGTTTTCTTGAAAACGAGTTTGTTCGTGCACACTTAACGATTGTATCAAGATACGAACGTTGTTCCATTGTATCGTTCCATCATAGAGATGTGTGCCCTTTTTAAATAGTTTACGATATGTATCTAACAATACATCCATACCATTCAATCGTAATTGTAAAGACGGAAAGTGTGGCATAAAATCATTGCCTAATAATAGGGTAATAAAAACATAATCCTGTATACTCATGGTTTCTTCAATGATACTCCGTAATAGAGGCAAATCCAACAACAAAAGCCCCTCTTGATGAGATGTAACCTTTATAAAATCAGGGGCTTCACGCATTAATTCAATGTGTAATGGCTGCAGCATACCCAATAGAATGAGGTCTGCATCTAACCCATAAATAATGATGGATTCGTCTTTAAGTCCTCGCAAATAATCCATAATTTTATGCTCGCCTTCGCCCGGCTCTTGCGAGGTAGATACAATACAGTCTTTTCCCTGAAAATAGGCGGTAACTTGGGTATCTAGTTGATGCATAAACTCTGTCCCAGGAGTAATCTGCACCGTATCCCATGTTACGGTATCTTGCATCAGTTGATGAAGCACCCATCCCTTGTATCGGCGTTCGCGCTGTTGATGTGCTTTTGCCATCGGAGGAACACCATCAAAGGAAATGTACGTCCCCTTTTGCGGTTTAACAAATTGGATGTAACTATCTATTTTCTTGCATACTCCTTGAATAATCGTGTCATGCGTAGGATGTTCCAAGGAATGAACTACATCATAAATAATTGAATTACTATCTAAACATAATCTATCTACTGGAGTTGTAAGACGCTTTACAATAGCCTTATGATGTTTGATAAGATACGAAAAATAACTGGGAATACCCATCCTTGTATAAGGGTATACAACTCTTTAAGTCAATACATCTTTTTTTATAAATAGTATAGTATGGAGGCATTTGGTTCATTAAAACAGTATACAAGTCAATACAATCGTGTTTTAGGTATTGAAAACGCATATTCAGAGTATGAACCTAAATTAAACAAGGATATCCCTCATTTAGATATAACCGCCTACCGCATGTTTCCAGACTATCAGTTTGTCTATGATAAACTATTCATTGCTACTTCACAAAATATAAAAGCGGGTGATTTACGCGAATTACATACCAGTCATGCTGTGTATCCATACTTTATTAAGCCCAGATATGGACATAAAACCTCTAGTAGCAAAGATTGTTATAAAATAAGTTCGCATCAAGAATTAGTTCCTCATTTACATAAAAATGACATGATGTGGTCAGAGTTTATAAATGCACGAGAAGGAATGACAGATTTTGTACTTATAAATGGAGAGATTGTCTATCAACTTACGTATAAATATTCTAAGAAACAGAACGGATTTGCAGATGACTGGAAATATATATCTCCTGATACACAACCTCCTCCTGAAATTATATCTTGGGTAAAACGACATATGATTGGATACACGGGTGCTCTTAATGTTCAATATAGGTCAACTACCATCATTGAAGTAGGATTACGATTTGCACGTGGCGGCATATACATTGAAAGCACAGGAAATCCTATTTTAGTTCATACAATCAATGAAATGTGGATTCATAAAACATGGAATCAACGAAATCAAGATAAACTAAAGTTTGAACCCTATTATAGTTTTAAATGTTGGAGTCCATTACCAGTTGTGTATTTATTACCACATCATATTATCTATGGATTTTTAAAACGACAAGGTGCACTTCCTTTACATGATTATTATTTTGAACCAACGGGTACCCATAGTTGTATCTTTTATCAATTTTTACATAAAGATTTTAAAAAAGGTATGCAGGCTAAGAAACAATTGGAACGCACAGTCATTGCCATGAATATCATTATTCTTACTATGGTCATTGTTGGCATCTTAGGTATTTTTATTTCGCCAAAATATGGATATGGTATTTTATTAGGAGCATGTCTACTTTGGTTAACCAGCCTTATCAACCCACTTTCTATACTTATCAAACAACTGAAGCATCAAAAACAATTTTTTATGTAAAGAGACGACGCATATTGTCCACTTCTGGACGATGTGTGGGTGGAAGAAATAGCATGGCACCAAAGGAGTTGCGACAACGAATAGAATAGGTTTGTTGTAATTTACCACGTCCTACTCGTCCCATAGCCTGTATTAATTTTTCTTGGGTCATACTTTCTAGGTCTTTACCTAAATAAGCATGACAGAACTGATAATTTGTTCCATAAATATAATCAGTATCTGCCAATATCATATACAATCGTTGCTGACTTGCCATTTCTTTCATAATTTCCATATACTTACTATGCTGTGGAGCAAAGATACCAACACCCATCATCATGAGCAATTTCCAGCTCTCTTCCACATCTAAGGCCATTACCTTTTCATGTGTTGTCATATCTATCGAAGAGGTAAACGCAGGTGTGGTGATGTTGTATTTATCTAAATGATCCGTTGTATTTGGAATATATACATCTGGAAGAACAATTGTTTTTATTTGTCCTCTCAACATTTCTATTTTCTGTTGTAGCATTTTAACTTCTGGATTAAACCGTTGGTCTAACATCTTTTTATCTTTGTCTTTATCCGTATTTTTATCTTCAACATCCTTTTCAATTGCCTCTATTTTTTTACACAAGTGTGTATTATATTCCAAGTTTTGCATTAAGTTTTTCATCAAAATAGGGGGTATATTTGCAGTTTTCAAACAAAAGGCACCGATTGTGGAAACAAGAGAGGTAAGATAAATGGTAGGACCATCCGTTAGCGTCCATGCATCCTCGGTAGTAATGCGAAGAGTAGAGTCATATACCTTGGTACGTTTAGATTCTTTATATATCTCTTCCCAATTATCCAGTCGCTTTAATACAAGTAAATAATACGTTTTGATAGATAGAATACTATACTCCTTCAATGTAAAATAATCTTCCACTGGAATAGGTAAGGCTAGGGTAGAAAGAAACCGTATAATTTCGTTTAAATCCATATACCGCAACAGTGTCTTGTGCGCAAGAATATGCTGAATACATCCATTTAATTTTTCTTTTGTATCGCAATGATAATGAGGTAATTCAACTTCATTCTCAGCATTTAATACACGAATTGTCTTTTTAGCATCATAGGAAGAAATACTGGTTACTTCACAGGAGATAAATCTACTTTTCATGTCTTGAATCATGGGTATAAGGTCGTCTTCACACGGAAGAGTTGCCGAAGATAATACAATATTAGGTATCTCATTGTATTTCCATACATCATGAATTTTTTCATGAAGAGGATGAGTTGCACAATCCAATGTAATGGTCGGCTCATCCCAATAGAGAAGTATCTTACTTGGGTCTTCTTCAAACGCCAACATATAACGCATAGCATGCAAATACGATTGTAAATCACATATCATAATTTCTACGTTATCTCCAACCGAATTATCTACTTTTACTATTTTACCATTTTTCTTATCACGCACACACTCTTTTACTGAAAAGTAATGCAACTTTACGTCACAAGGGTCATTGCATCCAAATGCAAATGCTATCTTTTTATGCATGGTAATTGCCGCTCTTGCAAAAGCAAGCCCAACATGTCGCGCAGCACAAATAAAGATAATTTTATACTGTTGTGCTAACCCCAATGGAGACAATGTTTTACCAGTTCCAGTAGGAGCAGTGTATAAGATTAACTTAGGATTCGGGGATTTAACCACAGTAAATAACTGTTTTTGATGGTCATACAGCTGTCGGTCTTGATAAAGATAAGTATATTTATTTTGTTCTAAAATATAGGACGCTTCCCATACCATAAGGGATATATCATACACAAATGCAGCTAGAACTCCACGAATGTATTCATGCACATGTTTATTTCTTGAAATGTGTAATCCAAACAATTGATGCAACGAATAAAAGTAGTAATGTTGCTTTTTCTTATCCGTCGTTTTCATATGTTGAACAATGTCTAACAATATAAACTCATAGATTTCCTTCTTGTTCAGCTGCTTGTTAGAATCCAAACGAATACGGTCAGCCTTCTTCAACACACATTTTTCTGGCGGAACTTTATAGGTTGGTGCCAAGGCTTGGAAATAGGTAACGAATAAATAGGTTTCAATCGCATCCGTAGATGTAATTTTTAAATAATCTAGTATTGACATGAGGTCATTCTCTATGATAGAAGGAGAATGATATCCAGCTTGAATGAGATTAAGCACGTCTTTTTCTTCTTTCGAAAGAGGAATTTCGATGGTGTTCCATTCCGCACGGGTCAACTTCGTCTGAGTCAAATCCATATCGTATACCTATAGTATGTAGCATACTATTTAAATCAATTTTTATAAAACTAGTGTTAAAAAATTGATGGACGATTCGAATGTAGACTAGAGGTAAATATGAATCATGATGAAATTATTCTTCGTTGTATGGGGGTTTATTTACCACTGTGTCCAGAACTGATGAGGGTCATTGGAGGTTTCGTGGGACGACACCCTCTAGCGGAACTTATTGCAACCATGCCTGAAATGACAAGCCGTGTTATCGATGCAGACAAGCCTAGACCAGTACGAGTTTTGGGCGAGCCTAGACAAGTAGAATTCTTGGACATTTCGGTGTTTGATTACATCAGAAGTTTCCCCCAAAAATATGATATTGGATATAACCCAACTTTTGTATGGCATCTTATTGGTTTCCGAGTACTAAACCATCATAACTGCAATAAAAATGCATGTATGCAGAGAAGTTTCCCCTGCAATGGAAATGCATGTATGCAGAGAATTTACAACGAATATCGTTCTGATATGTTTAAAATGCGGGAATGGATAGAACTACATGGTCTAGATACTTGTTCCCGCATTTAAAACGCATGAAAACTATTTTTTAGATGAACAATAGTTTATGTAACAGTCATTAAGCAATTGTGCTGCATTGGTGGATATACCACTGAAATAGATAGAATCAAGTTTTATATAAAAAAAAATTGAAATTCTTTTTCAATGTTATATGAGTATTGATAATGCACACAACATGGAGGTCTCCAATGAGGATGCCCTCCACGCTGCCCGCCAAAAGATTTTCTCCCTTGAGGAGGACCTCCGTCAGGCTGCCCTCAGTAAGGCTGACCTCCAAGCAGCCCACCAAGCTGCCATCCGTGTTTTGGTTCAACGAGCCACTGACACCAATGCGCGTAAAAACAAAGAGCTGGAGGCTCGTGCCGAACAGATGGAGGCTCATGCCGAACAGATGGAGGCTCATGCCGAACAGATGGAGGCTAAAGACAAAGAGCTGAAGGCTAAAGACGAACAGCTGAAGGCTAAAGACAAAGAGCTGGAGGCTAAAGACAAACAGATTGCAATGCTTGAGGACATCCTCAGTCGTGCAAAGGATTATAAGACCCATATGGATTGGGAAATGGCTGAAAAAGAAAGCCTCCTGTCCAACATGCAAAGGATGCATCAAGAGGTCAACGCTGCATACACTGCAGAACTTACACGGCTTAACGCCGAAATCGCAACCCTTAAGGAAACAGTTATCTTCAACGATAAAATATTTGAGATTGCCTGTGGCATTATTGACAGGGCTATCGTGGGACAGACCAAACTTCGGACAGACTTACCACATGTTACCACATTTGACCAAGCGATGGAATTGTTGCATAAGGTCATTACCTTCAGCCTAAACATTCCGCGTAAACCCTAAGGTTTCATCCCAAGGTTTCCCCTAAGGTTTCCCCTAGGGACTTTCCCCTAAGGTTTCCTCTAAGGTTTCCACCTATATTTTTATAAAAAAAAATTGATATAAATCATTTAAATCTATACTATATAAAATGTTTGCTGTAGAGGGTAATATTGGAGCGGGTAAATCTACCCTAGTTCGTCAATTAGCACTTAGGTATCCAGACCATTCTATTATTCTTGCAGAAGAACCAGTGAGTGCATGGGACAATGTTAAAAATACAGAAGGTGAATCCATTCTTACACTATTTTATCGCGATCAACGAGCCTATGCTTTCTCCTTTCAAATATTAGCCTGTTTTACCCGATTTAAATCGCTTATTCAACTTCGTGAAGAACATCCAGAGGCTATTATTTTATGTGAACGAAGTCTTTTAACTGATTTTCATGTATTTGCTAAAATGATGTTAGACCTAGGAAATATAAAAAAAGAAGAATTTTCTATCTATACTATGATGTATGAGTATTTTGTAAATAAATTGCCGATTCAAGGTCTTATCTATTTAAAAACATCTCCGATTGTAGCATTAGAACGTTGTGTACGACGTAATCGTGCAGGGGAACGTGTAAGTTTAGACTATCTTGAGATGTGTCATGACTATCATGAAGCATGGATTATGAGTAGCTCTCTACCCACACTTGTTTTAGATGCGAATCAACCCTATACACCTGAACTTGAATCCGAATGGATAGACGTGATTCAAGCTTTTATGAAATAAATATTTTTATTCTACTAGTCTATATGCATTGGTTACAAAGTGAACCAGGTAAACTTGCCATGGCCATTTTAATTGGATTTGGTGCAGCGACCCTTTTTCGTAATACATGCCATGATAAATCCTGTCTTGAGTTTAAAGGTCCTTCTTTAGATGAGATGAAAGAACGTGTCTATCGTAAGGGCAAGAAATGCTATCAGTTTGACCCCTCTCAGACAAAATGTTCTGCTAAAAAGAAAACGGTTCAGTTTGCGTAGAAATGTCGTGAAATCATTCTCTAACATCTACATGAGTACAAACATTCAAGACTTGCCCTATACACCATCCGCGCCAAATCAAGAGTTACCTTCGCGGGATATTCCTCAACAAACCATTCATCATGTGGCTGACCCGCAAATTAACCCAACGTATGTTCCTCCTCCTAAACATGATTATATTGGACAAGTACACTATCAAGTCAAACCCAAGGAAGACTGGATGGAAGAATTTCGTATTCCTATTTTATTGGCTGTTCTCTACTTCTTATTTCAAATGCCTATGGTAAATGTATTTTTAATGCGAATGCTTCCAAATCAGATTTCAAGTGATGGCAATCTAACCTCTTTTGGAACCATGGTAAAAAGTGCTGGTTTTGGAGTAGCGTATTATGCTATTTTGTATTTTTTAGATAAAGTAAAATCATCTTAAACTATATGACAACGTGTTATGATCCTATAGGTAAACAACGTTGCCCCAAACCCGTTATCTTTCCTACCGGAACGCTTAATCCGCAAAATCCAAATCAATCCACTGCATTACGTCGTGCGGAGATATTAAAACTTAGCCGACGCATGACCTATGTAACACGTGCTCCATCCACCATTCAGCTTCTTGGAAAGATTCATGGAATACGTGACCTTACTTTCTACTATAGTTCTGTGCCTGTAGCTTTATATCAACTACCATGGATGCCTTATGCGTCTACACGTCAAGAAGCGTATCGTCTTGCCTATGGCTATATACGTTCCATGACCAATCTATCCATTGAACGATTGTATTTTCCATATTTTATACAGGATATGAATGTGCTGTATTTATATAAAGAAGATACTATCTTATCAGGAGTTTGTCTAGTTGATGATCTAAACTATTATGCTTATATTTCATGATTTTAGTTTTGTTTTGTTTGTTTTAGTTGTTTTGTTTGTTTTAGTTGTTTTGTTTGTTTTAGTTGTTTTGTTTGTTTTAGTTGTTTTAGTTGTTTTGATTGGTTTGGTTGTTTTGATTGTTTTGGTTGTTTTGTTTTGTAGTGTTGTTTTTTTCTTTTTTTGGCTTACTTCATAGGCAAGAGAGCCTGGTTGATATGAAAAAAACCATAAATTATACTCTTTGCTTCCTTTTTTATTTTTTAATGTTTCGTAAACTCTTGTTCGTTCATCTTTGAGTGATTGATACGTTTGTTGAATTCCAATACAGGTTGAAGTAAAACGTTTTAGAATACCCTTGTTTTCTAGCCTATACTGAGATTGAATGTCTATGAGTGCACGTGTTATACATAAAATACGTTGTTTATTATAGTTGATATTGCAATAGATAAATGTTAAATAATAACTTAGTAACGTTTCAATGGTAGCAATACGTAGTACTTTTTTATGCACTGTAATGCTATTATAACTATGACAAGCAACCGGTAAATATATCCTAGCAATGGTATTGCCATCTACTTGAATTTCATAATGTTCACCAATCATTTGTTGAACCCGTGGATGTTGAATGATATCAATGTCTTTAAAATCATGTTTTTTTAATTCTTGTTTTATTAAATCACATGTTTCTTTAGGAGTTTCACATAAAACTTGAAAGTTTGGCATGGTATCATGTGGTCTATCTTGTTTATCCATAAAATGAATATAAATAATGTCAGCAATTCCTCCCATAAACACCACGCTTTGTTCTATGAGTATTTCGTTTACAATAGAATATATAGTAGGATCTATAGGGGCGGTTTCCTCAACCTTTTTACATGAAACCGGATAATATTTATTTAACAATAATAATCGTGGATATATTTTTTCCCATCGTTTTATTTCTCCTTCGGGTCTTGATAATTCTAAATAGAGTGACTGGCGTAAGTAATTAACGGGAGCATAGCAAATATCTTTGATAATAATTTGTTCTTTTTGAAGATTGAATAATAATTCTTCATCAATCAGAACAATATCTGCAACTGTAATATTATGAACACGTACACTAAAAACTCCATAGTGAATGGAAGACGGCTTTACTCCAACATCGATATATCCAGCTTTAAAACAAATATCCGCTAAATCAACCGCATCTTCTATGGGTGTTATACTAAAAAAATCATAATCTGACATTTCTTTTTCTTCATCATAAATCTTATCGTCTTTCGGTAGTAATTCATTGATGGCAGTGCCTCCAAAACACAGGTTTCGTCTATCTATTAAAAACTCTCGTACCAGCTTAGAGATATTTTTTTCTTCCTGTGTAAGAGTTTTGTCTTCTTCCCGTGTTGCCATAATATCATCCACGGCTTGTCGTAGCATATTCATTTCACATTCTTCTATAGTTAATCCTGGTTCACACATATATAGTAGATATAAAATATATATCTACTATATGGATAAAATTACAAAAGAACGAACATTTACACCAGAAATAACAAAGTTATTCCACCTACTAAATATTAAGGGTAAATATCGTGTGATTGGTTCTAACGCATTGCAGAGTATTAAATATGGTTCCGATTATGATTTATCAGGAATGTATACAAGTCATCAGGACACATTAGATTCTGTATATCAACAATTTTTAAAAAAGTTTAAATATTGCCATCGTCACCCCACGATATGGATTACAGATTTTAAATGTGGATTAGATAGTGACGGCAAACCTTTACGATGGACTTATGAAAATATGATTCAAAATAAAAATAAGTTAAAAAATGGTATAGTTGTCAGTGTTCAAGATTGTCTTTTAGTTAAAACTATCTTAAAACTAGACTTAATCATATTATTGAAGGGAGTTTTTACTGAGTTTACAGAAAACTATTACATTACGATACATAACAACAGCAATTTTTTCAATAAAGACGTAGAAAAATCAACTATATTGAATAGCATTAAACATGATTTTGACCGCTATTATTACGTTGCCAATAACTATGTAAAAGGATTAAAACGGTGCTTTTCTTACTATAAATTAGAGGATAAACATAAAAATAAAACCAAGCTTTTAACCCTGATTGATTTTTTTAATTCACACGTGGGTCTTCTCTATAAGCTAAATGGAGATTTAGATGCTATATTAACAGTATTACAATTTAAACACAAACGTCCCCCTCACGCCATATTTGTAAAAAACTTGATATTGTGTATGGACCAACTACTTGACCTATACTACATGGATATGCTTCCATCTATCAATATACCACATTATAAAAAGGAGTTTAACAAAATAACCCCTCAAACTGAAAAACTAATAGAAAACTTAATAGAAGAATTGACCATTCTTATCAACCAAAAGACCGAATTGTTTATTGCTAAACATCGTGACTTATTGCTATATTAGAGTTCTAATTTTACTAGAGGTGTTTCTATGATTTTAGGTGCATAGGAGTTTTCTTCTGGAATCACCACGGTAGATTCTACTACTTCTTGACAGACCCCACGAAGACGCAATGGTTTTATTAGAAACGCACTTCTTGCATCATTGAACCATTGAATATACACTTGTAAATTGACATCATTGGCATAGTTCGTTTGAAAACACATGGCAATCATTTGAACACCATAGGATTTCATAATGGTTGCATCATAATTGACTGCTCTATCTGCTAATACTGGTGTAGACATTGTAATTTGACATTTGTTAAAGTCTATGGTTTCACTTTGGTTGTCGTGCTGAATGGTTTCATTGTCCATGATACGCATAAACATAGAGTTACCTGCAATGTTCACATATTCATACAATTTACTATCTTGTATTTGAATGGTCTTCGTATCTACCATGACAATCACTTTTCCAATTAATTTGTGCACAGATACATTGGATAAATTACTAGATGTCTTATCTTTTAAATATTCATAACTATATTCACTAGATAGCATGCGGTCATCCAACTTTTCAAGTGCCAGTGCCATTTTATTGTAGATATCTTTATTCGCACTTTTAATACGAAAGTTTAAAAACAAGGGGTCGTTTGAATTGGGACATTTACTGGGTGTAAATGCATTTTCAGCAATACATTGTATTACATCACCAAAGGGGATAGAATTATAGGTGCCCTTTTCATAAAACTCCGTGGTAGAGGATGCAGCAACGGCAGGCTCATCGTGTATGTTATACACTTCAAAGTCCAACACTCTACATCCTTGTGAAATGACACTGGTTAATGCACATAAATCTACCCAAGAATGTTTAAATGGACCCGTTGCACAACTATTGTAAGATGTTTTAATCATAAAACTATGTAAAGGTAACTTATACCTAAAATCTTTAGTAGAAATAGAGGATAAGGTTGTTTGACGATCTTGCTTGCTTAATTTATTGCAGGCATTGGAGGCAGTATTCATGGCCATTCGACATATATACCAGATGAGTCCAATCACAAATACAATACCAAATATCAGGAAAAAAATAGGTATCATGTAACTTTTATATGCAACTTTTGAAACCGTTTTTAAAACATTGTTGTTATCCATATACCATAATTGGTTATTAAAAAAAGGATAATATAAAATTGAAATAACGTATCCTGTTTATAATCAAAGAAATCATGTCGATTCTCCATTATTTCGGAAAGGTTAACACCAAACCCAAAAAATATGAAGGAGATTTGCCACAGTATACAGGATATGTATATAAATCAGGACCATCGGCTGTTACTCATTGTTTAGAAAATGAAACAAAAAAACAACATGATCATGTGGATGGTTTTCAACGTATTTCAGATAGTTATTTATATAAAAATCATAGTGGAGAGCGTACAGTATGTTATACATATCAACATGGTCTTCAGTTTTCTCCAGAACAATGTGTATTTTCATTTACAACTTTAGCGGAGACCTTTTCAAAGTGTTTTGAAAAGGTGCGCGAGAAAATGTATTCAGACTTATGGAAAACCATAGGGTGTTGTCCCTTTATTAACATAATGGATTTACTGCTATTGAAACAATCGGATACGGATAAGCACATAGAACATTTAGAACAAATGATGTGTTCCTTGATGGAGGATAATAAACTACTTCAAAATAGAATCAATGCCTTAGAGACGAAACGTGCCATTCCTGTTACCGTTGGAGAACTATTATGTGATGCATAAGGATATAAAATTATACATACAATTAGTAGATGGACAATTGGATTATACTGTTATGTATGACATGTGCCAATATTAATACTTTGTGGGCTACGTTACAGCCGTTTCTTTTGTATTTTCTAAAGTTGGTGGGAATCCACAGCTTCCATATATACAGTCGTGAATCCATTAATCTTTTAAAAAATATTTTTTCCAATGATTTGTGTAGTGGTTATGGAGAAGACAATATGCCGTATGGGTTCATTGTTCCATATTCGCTGAAGTACCTTGCCTACATTAACTGTGAATCTTCCCACATGGCTATATTAATTACGACGCATTCAACCTATCAAAAGTTAGTATCTAGACATCATGAAAAAAAAGAAATATTTATTGAAAAAGAAACGGTTAATCCACTGGTATTCTATTGGAGTCGTAGTGGAGATTTTGCCTATGTATCTTACCATAAACGTACCATCCACATTCCATATGAGTTTACAACCAAACAACAAGAAATCTATGACAATATCATGTCGGTGTATCGTAAAAAGAATCATGCTAAATGTTTTTTATATGGACACAGTGATGTAGGGAAAACCATGTTTTCTTATATTATGTCTAAAAAAGTATCGGGTTCCTTATGTGATACCTTCAATCCAACTGAACCTTCAGATTCGTTTGACAATCTATATACTACAGTACACCCTACCGCAGATTGTCCACTTGTTCTTCTTATGGATGAAATCGACATCATTATTGGGTCTATTCATAAAAATGTTCCGAAAAATAATAAATATATGATACATGTACATGATAAAACTACATGGAATCAAATGCTAGACAAGATAGACTACGGGATATATCCTTATGTTATTCTTATATTATGTAGCAATAAAACATACACCGAACTACAATCCTTAGATCAATCTTATTTGCGAAAGGGGAGAATTGACCTTGTTGAGCATCTTCGCTAAAAAATATCGACCCCCCTTATACAAGTCTGGAAGATTTACAAACAATAAGTAAAAGGCTACCGTATTTATCATATTGGCATCTAGTTGTGTAAGCACAGGGCGTGTAAGTGGATTGTATTTGATTAATAAAAATATTGAAATATAGGTCTGAAAAAATGTCTTAAAATACGGCAACTCATTTGGTAAATAATGATTTCCAAATAGTACAGATATAAATAATAGTGTATTGATAATACTAAATATATAAAACACGTATTTATGCATACTATATAGCATGAAAATAATTCATATAAAATTGAACCTATTCTATCTAGTTCTATAGTTGTGTAAAAATGCAGTGCCTGTGCACGGGTAAACCCTTTAAAAATCACAAGCAACATAGTCTATCTAAACGACATGTATATTTCATGTTGTGTAGTACACATTGGATAATACCAGTTGAATATAAGCCGTTTAGTGAAAAAGCAAGACATCTTCACTATCCTATAGAAGGCTGTTATGATTTTAAAGAAAATGACAAATTATGGTTCGTATCCGAACCAAATGAAGTTCAGGCAGTAGCTACCTATTCCCATACAACCATGACGGATGTTCATTATACGAATCTCTATTGGATTGATGATGTTTCTATGACCATGGAGTATCCGTTGTCTATTGTAAACTATCATCGTGACAATAAAATATGGATTGGGACACGGGCTATCGAACTTACCCAAGAGTATGTAATCATTACAAACTACCGATAACTTCATGTACAATCTACAAGACGTGCGGTAAATTGGTAGCAGGAATCTGTATCTTTATATTGTATTTTTTCTACATTATCTAATGTAGGATACACCCATACGGTTTTGTAGGTGACAGGGCTGAGGTAGACGACTACAAGACCAATGAGAAAACTCGCGATTCCAATTATAATGTACTTCATACAATTAGAGTATATTTTAATAGGTTATGGATAGTAAAATATTTACACACCAAAAGGTACAATGGATAATTGTCCACGATGGTATGTGAGGTTTGACCATACGGGATGGCAGCCTGCCAGACCTTATCAAGTTGAGGCGGTGCTTAATTATGTATCAGGTAATTCTTCAAAGGAAGTTATAGACACAGCTGGCACGAAGTTTAATGTTACATTTGATATAACGATTGAGGGTGTAATCATATATACACCACAAGAGGGACCAACCACAGGGAAACCTGTAGAAATGACCTTTCGTAAACCGAACCAAATAGCATATATAAACCGTCTCACTACCTAAAGCAATTATAAAAACAACTTAAAGCCGTCTTTATATCCTATTTTTATATCTAGAATCAAGATTCCTATATTTTAATAGCGATGACTTTAGGGGGGTCTAACGTGATTTCTAAATCTTGCAAACTATAGATGGTATCGCTGTATACATCTACCGCCCCGGTTTTAAACTCAAAATGCATGTCGCGATATTTTAATTGGCGAAGTTTCTTTACGGATGGCAATAGGTCGGTTTTATAGTATAGAATCATATCCCGTAGAATATCGCTAGAAGGGGATTTTTTATATAGATTCAAGGTATCTTTAAGATGGATACACTTTTTTTTTATGGTTAATTCTTCTTCTTGAATATGCTCTAGTATCTCTGCATTTGAAATGATATTTGTTAATGCTCCAATTTCGGTATCATATTGATTTTTGGTTTTCATGTAGGATTGTTTCATGGTAGAAAGTGAACTTTTTATTTCAGTTTCTGTAACATACTGAAATAAAAGGTCATACTTAGCTTCCAAAATGGAACTGGCTTCTTTTTCATAGGTATCCTTAGAGGTGCGTAATACCTCTGGATAGTTTGTATACTTTCCTGTATAAACTTGGATGTCTAAACTACATGGTTCTGGATTACCACACTTTGCAATTAATGTATGATTTTCTTGAAAAAAGAGTGTCCCCCCTTCTCGTTTACATTTTTCACATTTAGGGCGTAACTCGCTAAATAGTTTTTTACGCTCTTCTATGGGAATATCCTGTTTGACAACACGGTCTTGAGCTTGTTTGACTTTATGCATATACTTTGCTTTTAATTCATAATAAGCTTGTAGTGCTTCCCAATACTCCATATAGTGATGTACTATATTTTTTCAATTCTAAGTTGTTTTGTAAAGAGAAACTTATCTAGAGGTATATTTCTTCTTGACAAATTACACGAAAGACATCCCACCACTACATTGTCACGATTATGCCCTTGACTATTGTTAATACGGTCCAATGTCCACTGGGAAGGGTCACGAATACGGCTTGTGCATAAGTTCATGTGTTTCTTACAATAATGACATTTCATACCCGACTCCAATAACCTATCTAACAATTCATCCAATTTAATAGTATAATATTCACTGTAAATATCCCATCGCTTGTCTTGTGCTTTGTATCCATCCAACTTTCGTTTCAGCATATCTTTTATCTTTTTAGACTCAGGAAAAGACTCTTGTCGTTTATATTGCTCTAACAAAGGATATGTATCCACACATTCTATTGGTTGCTTCCATTCAATCTTTTTCATATAAGTTTCACTATATTTTTAAAAACAAATATAAAGAAGTATATCTATACCCTTGTATGGATGAACCCAAGCCTAAACTTTCTGACGTAGTGATTTCCGATGCGAATATTGCCTTTAATGTAATTGTTACCTTTGTGAATCTCGCGCAACAGCGGGGAGCATTTACCTTAGAGGAATCCGCCAAACTATGGGAATGCGTGAATATGTTTCCAAAGAAATAGTCTATCTACTATATATGGCATTTACACGATTTCATGATGACCCTTGTCGTATCATGAAACAGTTGCAGCAAAGTACGTCGCAGGGACTCTACTATTTAAATACACCTGGAATGGGCTTGTATCCGACCTACATTCAAGATGCCCACATCATTCCGCAGAAATGGGGAGGGAATTATCGCACAAATGGTATTGCCATTGAAAGTAGTCTTCGTGGCTTAGAAACAACACTAAGTCACGACTGCAACGAGTCCAAACTTCCATCGTCAGAGTCTATATCCTACCCTGTCTATACCAAGGAAATCACAGCTGAATCCCGTGTCATTGCCCCCGTATGGACATTACGAAATCAAGAAACCTCCCACTGGGACATTCCTTTGTTTGACCCGCAAGAAAATGTAACAATACCGTTTCATAGTTATCAAGATACACGAATCTTAGAAAAAGACCAGTTTAACCCAATGAAGTTTTTAAACCGAGAATAAAAATTGATACTATAAGTTTATTCAAATTGGCTTAAAGATTTTGTGAATATACAAGAAGGATGACGTATATTTGTGAGAATTGTGGTAAGGTATGTAAGAAAATGGACCATCTTAAGACACATCAATCCAGAAAGAAACCATGTAAACCTAGGATTGAAAATGACGTCTTACAAGAGAGTAGAAGCCTTACCACAATTGAAATAAGGGATGCGTATGTATATCAAACCATGTTAACTTGTATTGGGAATAAACGCAAACTTGTAAATAATATTCATGATATTATGCTTGAAGTATCAACCCTTTTATCAAAACCAAAATTAACGATTGTAGATGGGTTTGCTGGTTCATCTGTAGTATCAAGGAACTTAAGTTATATTTCAAATATGATTTATACAAATGATTTAGAATTATATTCCTATTTAATGTCAAAATGTTATCTAATAACCCCCACCATGGACCAACAACAAAAAATAAAAGAACATATTGATAGTATGAATAATCTTGCAAAAAATGGTCCATTTATAGAAGGGATTGTATCCAGATTGTATGCTCCAAAAGATTCAAAAAATATTCTAAAAGGTGAAAGGTGTTTCTATACACGCGAAAATGCTCTTATTATTGATACGCTTCGTAATTATATTGACACGATTGAGGAAGACATTGCGGTTTACTGCATAGTCCCCTTGCTCAATAAAGCAAGTATTCATACAAATACTGCAGGTGTATTTAAGGGATTTTATAAGAAAGATGATATTGGATGCTTTGGCGGTAAGGGAGAATTTGCATTATCCCGTATCCTCAAACCGATTACCTTAGATATGCCTATTTGGAATCCTAGTGGATTCAAAGCATGTTGTTCGCATAAAGATATCAATATCCTTGTAAATGAACTTCCAGATGATATTGATATCATGTATTTAGACCCGCCCTATAACCAACATCCCTATGGTAGTAATTATTTTATGCTTAATATAATCGCAACCAATGAAGAACCCCTTGAAATATCGACTGTATCAGGTATCCCTACAAATTGGAACAAATCAAACTACAATAAACATACCTCTGCTGTAGATTCCATGAAACATCTACTTAGTTGTGGGTTGACAAAATCAAAGTATCTGCTACTATCCTATAACAATGAGGGCATTATAAAGGAGGATGACTGGAAACAACTATTTGAACCCTATTCTGTTAAAAAATATGAAATTAACTATGATACATTTAAAGGATGTAGAAATCTTAAAAAACGTAGTGATAAAGTAATTGAAATTATGTATCTTGTTTCTTTATAAGTTCATCTACTACCAAATCAATTACTTTATAACCTATTTTTATAATCTCCTCTTTTTTCCACCTAGACGACCCGTGACTCATTTCATCCCATTTATGTGCCTTAATAAATACAGAGGCAATCGACCTCCCACAACATTTATGAATATGTATAGATGAAAGCATATTCTCCAGCATGATTTCACTTTTTTGCGGTGTTACTTCAATATAATGATTTGGAAACCCCATATTCATCATCTCAATTCGTTTTGAAATGGTTTCTGTATGATGAAAGTCACATCCAGATGCAAACAATATATATGGAAATATATTCATTTCTGAAAATATCATTTCTGCACCACGAATATTTTTTCCAGCACGCTCAACAGCATTACCCGTTGCTTGACGCTTTTTACCCTCTTCATGTAACGTATCATTTGTTCCTTGAACCTTATCTTCTACAATCATAATAGGATACTCCATATGATTGATGGTTGCAAATATAATTCCTCCATCTGGTTTCATATACTGGTTATTCATGTTATTGGGGGTCGGTCCGCCCACTTTATGAAAATATTGCTGACATTCATATAAAGATATTTGTTTTTTATGAGCGATTGTTCCACCAATTGTAGCAATCTTTTCTTTCGCATAAGCAATAATATCTATCATGGCATCACCTAGAGTTGATTCAGAAGAAATACTATCAACATTTAATTTGCGACCATCGCTGTTCATTTGTATAAGCCTTTTACTAAGACCCATAGATTTGGATATACGTAAGGGTTCAAGCTCCATCTTTAATGTTATATATTACCATATTTAAGCAGTTTTAGCAAATCAATTTATAAATTGCTTTGTTTAAAAATAAAGTATAGAGTAGTGTATATGGAAGTATTTGTCTCCTTGGCAGCCCTTGGAGGACTTTATTTGATTTCAAATAAAAATCGCGAACCCTTTCAAACCATAACACCATCTGGACCCGACCATAACGTGAATGAATACAAAAATCCAAATCAAGTAACCGATAAACATTTTAAACCCATCCGGCAAATGCCTCAGTATATAACGGACATGGCCAATAGAAACGTAAAAATGGAGGATTTTACTTCAAATAACATGGTGCCCTTTTTTACAAGTGAGAAAAGTCTAAATGGTATGGGGAATGTAACTGAACAACAACTCGATGCCATGGCGGGTGCAGGTTCGCTTCAAACCATAAAGAAAGAAGTTGCTCCATTCTTTAAACCAGAAGACAATGTAGAATGGCCAAGCGGTGCTCCAAATCAATCTGATTTTTATCAGTCACGAGTAAATCCCGGCATGAAAATCAGCAATGTTCAACCCTTTGAATCCCAGTTAGTCGGACCTGGATTAGGTAAAGGATTTGGGGCAGAAGGCTCGGGAGGGTTTAACTCAGGAATGGAA